CTGAACGGATGTCCTTTTGCCAGTAGTTCAATGGTCTCCTCAAGGAACTTCTTCGGAATACCTATATGAGTGTCATCGATAGGAGTGACCACACGCTTCGGCAGCCACCTGTTAAAGAAAAAACTCCTTCCCTTCCCAGCATACAAGGTGTCCAGGGTGTTCGACTATCCAAAACGTCACACAGTATTGAACAGCCTTTTCCGTTTCGCCTATCTTTCGGACTGTTAGTGTTCTCATCTTATATACATTATTGCTTCGGCTACATTCTCAACGGAGTAGGAGCCACTCTTCACTCCGTCGTATATCATCTGAGCAACTTTCATGAGTTGTTCCTTCTGTCTTTCCTGACGTACCTGTTCAGCCGTCTTGATGACTTCACAGGTGTGCGTCTTAGGAACTGTCTGATGTGGTCCGATGATTGGTGTCCATTGTACACCGCTTGCCCACCATGAATTTCCATGGTCATCACTATACAGTCCAGCCGATGGTGAACCGCTTACTATGCGAGCCTCATACGTGTTTCCGGTTGAGAGCTCCGTTACCTTTATAATGTCTCCAACTGTCATACTTCGCCCTCCTGCCTTTTCTGTTCTTTCTTGAGGAATACTCTCCGAGCCTTGTTTACAGGCTTTCTCCATTTACGACGGACGTGCTTGAACCACTCACCCGTCATCTTGCATCTATTGATATCTGTCTGTTTCATATCATCCCCATATTACATAGTTCAAAAACCTTACCACACCGTCCCACCAGTCGAAGAACAGTTTCATTCCCCAAAGGAATAGGAACACGAACACAGCTATCCAGAACCGCTGCCACCACACCCTGTATTTCTTTACTAATACCTTTCTTCCGAAGCGTCCCCAGAAGAAGTTGATGATTATCCAAATTACTCTTTCCATATTGATTATAGTGTTATATTAATTTCAACGGCTGCAACA